TTTAGTTACTACTCAACTTCTTGCCACCGTCAGAAAACTTTACATCAACATGGCCATTAGTTTTAATTTCACTTTTGATAATATCCACGAACTCTTGGAAATTCACTTCGTTTACTGTCATTCTCTTTGCCATATTTGTTATCCCATCCTTTGCTTTTAAATACTTTTCCTTCGTTAGACGTAGCTCTGTATTCTACAGGCCCAAATAATTCTTGTATTTCTTTTAAAAACTCATTGGCTGTTTTCATGGACTCTCCTTATAACGTAAACCTTTTGGATCATACCAGAAGTTGAATGACCCTTCAAACTGAAAATTACGCTGCTTCTGGACAAATATCTTTGCATCCGGAATAATTTTTAAGTCAGCCTCAGGCGTTTTACCTTCATCTTTTAAACGCTCTTTGTATCGGTTGCGCCAGCAACATAAGATGTTATCGCTCAGGTTGCGCAGATGCGAGCTGCCCATGATGTCAGTAGCGTCAGGTATCTGTTCTTCATCTGATAGTTTTCTAGTATGTGCTACTAAAAAAATGTGTATGTTGAGATCTCTACACACAACAGCCAAACGATCAGCAAAAAGTTTTTGAGCATTGTAATTATCTTCCGCTATATCAGCCATCTTCATGAGTGAGTCGATCACAAATACCTCAACTCCGAGTACATGCTTACCCCAGTACAATGTAGCTATCATGTCTTCAGATGTAGTGACTCCAGTCTGATCGTAGATATACAGTTTACTAGCTGCACGCTCACAGAAGCGAGTAACGTATTCATCTGTAGGCTCTTGTGATCCTAACGCCTGGGCCAACATGCGTGCCATAGTGAGTACAGGTCTCATCTCAAGGCTACTTACCAAACATATTGAGTTCTTCATAAGATGCAATATCACTTGTGAAAGCCACATTGACTTGCCGTGGCCGCTGGGGCCGGTTATCAATGTTACCTCCCCTGGCCGAACATGAAATTTATCATGCGTTTTAGTCCACGGTAGCGTCTTGCCAGCGTATATTTCAGTAGAGTAATATTTAATGAGGTCATTAATAAAAATATCTGCACTTTTAATTTTAAATTCGTTACCATAAGTTTCTCCGTTGTAAAAGTTATTTACTTCTTGCTGACTAACTGTAAGTTTACTAATTGCATCATTGAGGTTCATATTCCACCTTCCCATGGTTTACGTTCAACTTCTACGTCATCCAACCAACGCATTTGCTGAATGTAAGTTATTGGAGCTGGCGAGTATCCATCCTTCCATTGCTTACTTTGTTTCATTGTTTCTACATGAGAAATAATTTGATCAGCTATCTTGTAATACTTCTTTGACTTCCATCTCTCAAAACATTTTTGTTTAGCTACTTTTCTTATAGACGGATATAACTTCCAAAACCTATCAAAAGTTTCTTCTATAGAAACTTGCTCCACAGGATCTGTCTCTGTCTCTGTCTCTGTCTCTGTACCCCCACTTTGCTCCACGTTTGCTAGCACGTTGCTATCTAGCTCTTCTAACCATGGTGTGAGTGAAGATAAGCATTTAATTAATAAAGACTTTTCTATCCTAAGCCTAAAAGCCATAGTCTCAATAGCAGGTAAATTTCCATCAATATCCTCTGCTGCCAATAACCATAAATTTATAAGCATTTTTGCGGATAATGGATCTAAATTATGCCATTCAAAGTCATCTAATAACGATCTATGGACTTTTATCCAGGGCGGACATCTGTCGTGGTAATGTTGATATTTACTCCAGTTTCTTATTTTCATACACTCTCCTTAAGCGTAACACGTTGAAATATGGTATAATACACGTCCTTTCCTACAAAATTCAACTGTATCATCCATAGAGCGGTAGTATACTGCTAGCAAAAAAATAGAGCAAGAAAAATATTTTGCTAAAATGCTTGACTTATATTTTTAAAGAGATCAATATTCGTTTTGTAGTCTTTATTAACTAGGAGAGAATAATGGATACAAATAAAAAATTACCTAACTTAAAACCAGTACCTAAATGCGGTGAATGGGCAAACAATAACCCAAACGTATTTGAAAACTTTTTTAATAGAACTGGCCCTCATAGAACTTTAACCATAGATGAAATATTTGCAGACTTTGAAAATGATATTGCAAATATTGAAGGAGGTGAATAATGGACGAAAGATGGTTAGACTATGACGAATACTTGGATCAACAAGAATTCTGGAGACAAAAAGAATTAGAAGAGCAGCACCAATTAGAGCAACAGGAGAAGCATGATGGATAACTGGGGATGGGATAAAGATAAACACTATACCTGGTATAACCAATGGGACTTTAAAACTCCTAGGACTTATAGAGAGCGTTATGGTGTTGACTATAAAAGTGATGAAACATTTTTAGATGAAGATGTTGCATCAAATAGGTTTATTGTGGTAGTGTTATTACTCATCTTAATTTACGGAGGTTTTTTATGGATGAATTAAATAGAATTATTGAGCAATTACAATTAATGAATGAAGATCTACGTGAGTCAAATGACAAAGCGGAGTTAAAAGAATTTTACATTAGAGAATTACAAATTAAACAGTTACAGGAGAGTCAAGATGACTAAACAAGGAGTTGTAAATATACGTGGTAAAGAATATAAAACGGTAGCATTGCGTGTACAGGAATTTAGAGAGCAATTTCCTAATTATTTTTTAACAACTGAGATCATTAAAATTGATGATGAGCAATGTATTGTTAAGGCTTATGCTGGTATTCATCAAGATGATGGCGTTGCAAAAACATTTGCTACTGGACATGCGCATGAATTTAGAAAAGCATCTCAAATTAATGGTACATCTTATGTAGAAAACTGTGAGACCTCTGCAATTGGTAGATGCCTTGCAGCTTTAGGTTTAGGAGGTACAGAGTTTGCATCTGCCAATGAAGTAGTTAATGCTATTCATCAACAAAATAACCCAGTTGTTCAAGAAGTAACTGAAGAGCAAATAGAAAATGCTAAAAACTTATTAACTGAAGCAGCTAAAACTGGTGAACTTAAAAAAGCATTCTTTACATTTGGTCCTGAACTACAAGAAAAAGTACGTGAGTTTGCTAACGAGCTTAAGAAGTCTGCATGAGTCATTTAAGTGATAATAGGCGTCATAACGTCATTACGGCTAGCATTGCCTGGTCGGCTGTATATGAGAGACAAAAGTTATGGCGTCAAATGACTTTACGTGAGCCACCATTTGAAGGTAATGACATGACTGAATATGGAAATATTCATGAGTCTATTGCATTATCTGCATTAGAAAAAGAGTTTGATGATATTGTAGAGCCTGGTAATAAGTTTGTACTGCATGACAAATTACCATTTGGCGCAAGTCCTGATGGGTACTACCAAGGAAATGTCATTGAGATAAAGTGTCCATACACTCAAGAAATATATAAAGAGATCCCTGAACGTTATTACTTTCAAATGCAAATGCAAATGGAAGTATGTAAAGCGCCTCATGCGTATTTTTATATATGGACACCATTTGAAACAAAGATACAAGTAGTAGATAGAAGTAAAGCATGGCTTGAATGGTATACGCCATTAGCGCTAGAGTTTATAAAATATGTTGAAGATGACATAGAGCCTAAACGCTGGACTAAGAAACCAATTTTTAATAAGGAGTAAAGTATGGCTGAATATGATAATAGTAACAGAGCTGCAGGATGGCTACGTGAAAGTAAAACAGGGAATAAGTATATTTCATTAATGCTTAATGTAGAAGGTAAAGACTATACATTAGCATTGTTTAAAAATGAAGTAGAAGAAGGATCTAAAAGACCTGTTTACACAGGTAAAATTACACCAAAAGGTGAGTATGCTCCAAGTGGCCCTTCAGTAGAAGGTGAAGAGGATGTTCCTTTTTAGGAGCATCCCCATACACACAATAAAAGTTATATTTTTGTATAACTTATTTGTTCATTACGTACATTGTGACTTCAAAGCCAAAACGCATTTCTGTAACTGCTGGAGTTGTCCACATGATATTTTTCCTCGGTTAATTAATGCAATATTGCCATTTCATTATCAGTTATAAAGTGCATTTTCGCTATCAGTAAAAACATTAAAAGAAAGTAAGCAAATGATAGAGGTAAAGGAGTCACTCAGATCAGAACTTATACTAACACCAGAAGGTAAATTATTAATGGCTGTGATGATTCAGGCCATGACAGAGATATGCGGTACTCACACGCATAGTAGGAAGGTGTCTTACAATTGGCTTATGAAGGAAAAGAACCCTGTAGCTGATATATGTCTTATATTATCCGGATATGATAGACACCATATTGAAAATATGCTCATTCATAAGTTTGGACATGATGAGTATTATGCTTTAAAAGGAGACTCATAATGGGAATAGAAACTGCAGCATTGTGCCTGGCCCTGGCGGCCTACCACGAAAGTAGAGGAGAGCCAACCTCTGGTCAAACGGCTGTGATGTACGTACTACTTAATAGAGCGCAAAATACTAAAAACGTATGTAACGAACTATACAAACCAAAACAATTTTCCTTTATTGGAAATGTTCAATTAGCTTCCACAATTCAGTTGCAACCTTATATATCTATGGCGTATAATGTGCTGCATAAGAAAGTAAAAGACCCAACCAAAGGTGCAACATATTTTCATAGCAGAAATGTAAAACCTGTTTGGGCCAATGATAAACCAGTTAAAGTAGCAATAGGTAACCACATATTTTATTGAGGTCATTATGAAAAAAGAACCAGCAGGATACTTGTACGAAGAATTTGATACTAAAACAGGTGAACTTAAAAAGTCTTATTTGTGGTCGTTTCATCCAAAAGAACTTTCCTATCTTAATGACTTAAAAGGATCAACTCACCATATTAAAATAACGCCATTGTTTAGAGGTGATGAATTTGAAGAGTACAAAGCAATGAATAAATATGACTCAAAAAAACTAGTAGAGGCAAATAATGGACTCTAAATTTGAAGGTAATGGTTATTTAATTGTAGGCGCTATTATTGGCGCTTTAATTACATGGTCAATTATGTCATATAACAGCACCATGAAAAAATATCACATGAATTTAAAATGTATCCAAGGTGAATTATATGAGGAAATTAAACCTAATATATACGCTAAAAGCCATTTAGAATGTTTTGAGCAAACGAGACTATGATGTATACAGTATTAGATGATAGAAAAAAAGCTGAACAGATCAAGGCATATATGGAAACTCATCCTGGAGCTATCAGAAAAGAAATATATAGAGAATGTCACATTACCGGATATAGGGCGAAGATGTTAGAAGATCAAGGCCTTGTAAAATTGCCATTGCCATTGACTAATAAACAGTCTTTGATAAAGGCACGTAAGAAGTCATCAATGTTATTTTATTTATAGGAGGTAGTATGTCAGATAACGTGAACCACCCTAAACATTATAATATCGGAGGCCTAGAGACCATAGATATTATTGAAAGCCGTTTAACTAAAGAAGAGTTTGTTGGATACTTAAAAGGTAGTAAAATGAAGTATGACTTACGCTATCCATTTAAGGGTAATGTAGAAGAAGACCTAGCTAAGTCTGAATGGTTTAAAAATAAACTTATTTCAGTTTTAAGAGATGAAGAAGCTGTAAACCCTCCTGAAATTGAAGCTCAACTACAGAGGTTTGATGATGAATAAAACATATTGGATATTTGTTATCGTAATGGCTGCACTAGCTATTTGGGGAACTGAAAAGTCATTTGGACAAACTATTATTAGTCCAGATGGTACGGTAACTGTTTGTACTGTATCTAAGGATATGATCATCTGCGTATGATGTTAGGGATGCGCAATAGTAACGCCAAGTTTATAGACTTTGGCTTTTTATCTGGCATGATACCAGGTAAGAATATATTGCCTACAAACCTAGATATGGTCGTATGTAAAGATGGAAGGAAGTTTTTAGTAGCTGAATGGAAGCATGAGAATGAGCCTATGTCATTAGGACAAAAGATAGTATTAAAAGGCTTGGCTGCTCAAGAAAACTTTACCGTATTAGTTATATATGGCCATAGTGATGATACAAGAACTGAAGTAAATAATTTTTATCAAGTAACACAAAACAAACTTATTTACATAGATAGAGGCCCAGAAGCATTAAAAAGCTATATAAATACATGGTGGAAACTGAATTAAAACAATGACTTATAAAATAATTAAAAATATTTACAAAAAAGTGTTGACATCATGCTAGCAAATATATAGCATACACATATCGCTAATTTATTATCTACTTGCAGGCGATCAAGAAATTTTGCTAAAGGAGAAAAGCATGACAACATTTAACTACGAAGTATTAGTACAACTTGGCCATTTAAAAGCACTTAAACTTTTTGTGGCTAAAAAAGACGTAAGATATTACCTTAATGGTGTTTACGTTGAATTCAATAAATATAACACTATCTTTGTTGCAACTGATGGTCACCGACTATTAAGTACAGCAGTCTATAATAACGAAGTACAGCACGGTAGAGATACATTAGGAGTAGTTATTCCTATTGAGACTATTGATGCCTTACTGAAAGTTAAGTCAACACTAGGTGCAGCTAGCATATCATTAGAAGTTGAAAACAATGTGGTTAAGAAAATACACGTTGTGAATGATGTTGTTAGGTTAGAAGCACGTCCAGTAGAAGGTAAGTATCCTGACTTTAGAAGAGTATTCCCTGAGTCAGTATCTAATGAGCCTGGTAATTATGACTTTACATATCTTAATGACTTTAATAAGGCCGCAGAATATATCTCTGGCGTTAAAAATAAAAAAGCATCATTAAGTCAAAATGGTCTTAAACCAGCATTAGTTGACCTTGACTGTGTTGACTGTGTAGGTGTTATATCACCATTAAGAGTTGAGTCATCTATTATAGGCGCACCAAAATTTATATTTGATGAACCTAAAGTATCTGTAAAGGAGGCTGCATAATGACTACAGATAACAAATATAATGGATGGTCTAATTACGAAACTTGGAGAGTTAATTTAGAGATATTTGACTATTTTGATATATCTGACTATTCTAAAGATCCATACGACTTGTCTAAACAATTAGAAGACTATGTAGAAGAAGTAATATTTATTGATGTACCAGATGGTTTAGCTAAAGACTATGCTGGTGCATTTATAAGACAAGCTAACTTCTATGAAATTGCAGAGCATTTAATTGCAGACTGGAAGTATGAAAACGAAGAGGAGGAGGAGGATGAACTTCAACTTTAATGAATGGAAGCACCGACTGGATCTTGATGATGAAGACTTGATAGACTGGCTTGGGTTAAGTGATGATCAGATAGAGCATTACAAAACTCATAGAGTGCCAAAGTATATTGAAGTGGCATGCAAGTTTATAGAGTGGTGTTATTGTGAAGCATTAGATGAATTACATGTAAATGTATTGCAAGGAAGTGAGCCTTATATCAAGGCTCATTATCCTGCAGTAGCTGCTGCTAAAGGAGCATTTTTATCTTATGCTTTAAATAACTTTTACGAGGACTATGAGTTTGATCCTAAAAAACTTAATAGCCTCTTAGACGAAGTAGCTCGTCAACAGGGTTCATATAAGCACCTTGACCAGCAGCACTAGTATCAAAATAGGCAGAGTCTAGGAGTCCGTATTTAGGACTCTTAGCTACGCCTTTTAATTCACCTACTAATTGTTTAGCAGTCATTGCACCGTTAGGATCAAACACTAACATACCACCATTAGGTGTTGCTGATACTACGCCACCTTTAGGGTTTAATTTTTTACCTGCTTCAATAATTTGTTTAGATGATACGTTTTCAAATAAAACACCGTTAGCAGCATCTTTATTTAAGTTCATTGGTATCTTGGTAAAGCGTGTAGCGCCTACACCCCATTGGCCCAAGTCACCACCCATAGACTGAGCGTACTCAGATAATGGCCCAGACTTCTGAATATTCATTCTATTGATAGGACCTAAGTTTTGACTGTACACTCTATTAAATTCTTCTACGTTACTTGCTGGATCTACCCATACACCTTGTACTTTAGATGGAGGAATGTTTGCATATTCCATACCTTTGCCTGCAGCTCCTTGTTGAGCAGTACCATATCTTAAGTCTGATAATGCACGGCCTGAGGCTGTTTCATTTGCCTTTTGTAGAATGTTAGGTGATGTAGCTTCAATATTAATATTGACTGGTGATAGTTTACGTTTGCCTTCTGCATACTTTAATGCAGCGCCTGGAGCTTTAGCAATAGTGCCTGCAACGCCACCAGCAGCCGTTAAACCGCCTAATAAACCTTGGATAGGGTTTTTGTTAGTATAACCTTGATATGCCTCATAAGCACCTAATGGAATGCCAATAGGAGGATAGGCCATAGATGCACCGGATGCAGCATATTGTGCCATATCTTTAATGTCTTGTTTTGTAAGTTGTGGTACGTTAGGCAATGGTTGGCCATTGTCATCCACGACAAGTCCTCGTATTACTTTCATTTTCTATCCTTTAGTCATCTAATTCTGGGAGTTCGTAGTTTACAGAGTCAACTGTAATTTCTACATAAAGACCTGACTCGAATGTTAAAGCTAATACATTCTCATCAAAATACGCTTCAGCCTCTACAATTTTATCTCCTACCAATTGATCAATTAATGGCTGAATTTGCATGATAAACCTTTCTATACTATTTTTCCGATCCACCTACCGTTTGTGTTAAGAACCATAGGCATGAGTTTTGGTTGTCCATTGATAATAATTCCACATCCTACAATGAACCTGCTTTTAAAGTTTTTAGCATAGTCAAATGCCATAGACTTTTGATGTATTAAACATCCTACTTGCATTCCCCAAATTAGTGCATCTGGGTTACTATAATATCCAATGCTGAATTTAGTGTGATAGTGGCCCTGGACTGTATTCATTCCATATTGCTGGGCTACTTTAAGAACGTCAGCAGATAAGCCATGAGTAAAAAAACAGCGACTATTATCAGATAAAGTAATAGTGTGGTCATCTACCCATTCCCAACCTTTCCCAACTCCTAAAAACTCGTTGTAGTGCTTTAAATACGCTTTTGGAAGCCCATATTTTAATGCTCTACGATATACTAAAGAACTATGGTTAGAATGAACCAAAGTCATCTTAGGAAATATCTTTTCTAATTCTTTTACATGTTTTTTAGCTACTTCTAATTCATGGCCAGGTGAATATAGATCTGGGTTATGTTCGTGCATAGATATAGCATGCTGATCTAATTCATCACCTATATTTACTACATGGTCAAACTTATATTGTTTTTTTAATGCTTTTAAAAATGCTAATGCGTCTGGATGATGATAAGGAATGTGAAGATCAGATATTACTAATACCGACTTATATTTAGACATAACTATCCTTGATGGTTGTTTTGTCTATTGTACACTAATAATAAAATTACTACCATTATCAATAGCTTAAAATTGTCTATAAAGCATAATACATCACAAATAAGGTACTCTAACATATTTTAATAGTAGCTTTTTTAGCCTTCTTTAACTTTTCAAAAAATTTCTTATAAGCTACTTTAGAGTTACCGATAAAGTCTTTACCGGACCATGTTGTGCCAAGTAAAATACATCCATCTGTATCTGCTGAAGTGTTGCCAGAATGGATACGAACACCAGTAAAGTCAGGAACGTTAAGTATATGTGGCATGTCCTGTTTAAAGCGTACCGAGGCGTCTATAATGAGTTTATATTCACCGGTAGGGATAGCAGTCTTACCTAATACTTTAGTGCCATTTCTGACTACATCTTCTAATGTATAACACTCATATACACCGTCTATATACATTTTTCCTACAGTATATGTGTCTTTAAACTCAAACCTTTTTACTTCAATTAACATTTTTGTCTATATAGGTTAGAGCTTGTGTGAGATATTGCATAGCATACATAAATAAAATAGAGAAACCCATAGCTACAAATAGCAAGGATACGACTAATAATTTAAGTATAGCTAAACCGATAAAGTTAAATATGTTTAAGACTATCATTTCTTTTTAATGTAGAATAAACTACGTTCTCCAAAGAGATAGAAACCTACAGCACTAGCAAAGTTATCTACTTCTTGCGTTGCAGTACCTTGTAGGTGCATTGTAGCCCATGTTGCTAATACTAATAAACCTATAGCTGGTCGCATAAGTCTTACAATAGCTTCTACCCATGGATATGATGGGTTACCTGAACCAGCTTCATTCATTACTTTAAAAAACTCTAAGTCAATGTTTTTCATCTGAGCATATTGTTCTATCGTAGCAGGTTTGAATTGGTCAGGTGCTACAAAACGGTTAATAAGAGACTTACCTAAGTCTACTGCTAATGGTCCTAATGCTGCTAGTATAGTAATTGGGTCTATGATATTACTCCTTATAGTTCTTTAGGGTCATAGCCAAGTGTGTTAGCTACTCTCTTTTGTAGTTTTAAGAATAAACCTTTGTGACTTGTGTATTTTTCTGTTTTAGGTGCTTCAAGATAGCATATCATGTGGATAATTTCGTGACAGATAGTCTTGATAACAGTATCTAAATGTCCAC